CGCCCCGGCTCACCAGGCGGCCCGGGCGGCCCGGGGGGTCCGGGCGGCGCCGCCGGGCCGGGCGGCCCCGGTGGCCCGGGTGGCCCAGGGTCGCCCTTCTGCCCACGCTGTCCGGCCGCCCGCTGAGCCTCCGCCCGCGCCAACGCCGCATGGATCTGCGCGTAGGCGTCGCCGGTCACCTCATCACCGCTGGTCGCAGACGACCCCATCGCCTTGCGGCACGCCAGCACCGCCGCCGACGTGCCCGGGCCGTAGACGCCGTCCCAGTTGCCATTAGCGTCCTTCGATCCGGCCGCCGGGAAGCCGGCCCGGTTAAGGATGTTCTGTAGCGCCACCACCGCCGCGCCGCGGTCCCCGCGCTTGAGCCCGATCAATGGGTCACCTCCTGTCGCTGGCGGCGCTGAACCGCCGCCTCCCGTGGTTGGCATTCCGCCGCTAATCCACTTGAGAAGATTCGGGCCCGGGCATTCGGTGGCCTGACCCGGAACCTGACCGTGGCCACGCACCTCCAGCCTCCGGCCGGCGAGCCGCCGCGCCTCATCCACCAGCCAGCGGATCGCCGCCAGCGCGGCCGGACTGGGTTGCACGGTGCGGCTGTCACCGATCCAGCAAATCCCGATCCAGGCGGTGTTCTGGTTNGCGGCGTGGGCNCCNANNGCNAGCCAGCCACCGGCGCGGCCCTCCCAGACGCGGCCATCCTGCGTGACCAGCCAGTTGTAGCCGATGTCCGACCAGCCATTGTGGTCCATTTGATGGTCCTGGATGGACCGCACGGTCTGCGTGGTCGGGCCGGCGCTGTGGTGGATCGCCACCCCGGTNCNCCGCGCCCAGGTGGTCGTCGCGACACTGCCGCGCGGTGCCCGGGCGCCCCACTGCGCGCGGGTCACGATCGTGGGTGTGGTCATGACAGCGGCCCCGCGTAGAAGATCTCCATTGTGGAGCCCTGGTCGGTTGAGTCCGCAGAGAGGTTCAGGCTTCCACCCGAGTTCTGCAGCACACGCATGGCGATAAAGTCGCCAGTGCCGTTGGCCGGTGTGCTGCCGGTACCACCACACTGAGTGCTGCCGGTCGCGGCAGCCTGAACAGACGCGCCACAGAACCCGGGACCACTGTTCAGGTACGCCCACACGCCGCGGCGGGATGTGGAGTTGGTCGCGAACACCGCCCGCACGGACACGTGCCACCAGCCGGGCACCGGCGGGGTCCACCTGGTTGGCTGGGCAGGGTTCCATCCTCCCAACAGATCAAGGTCAACCTGGTCGAATTCGACGTCTGTGATTTGGTTGTTGGGGATGGCCTGGGTGGTGATTCGCCGCAGCCGGGCCACGAGGCGNCCGATCATCGCCGCGCCAAGGTTAAGCCGATCCTCAGTCAACCTCTGTCCAGCACGGTACGGATGCATCACGCCTCCTCAAAGCTCAAAGTGCGACCACGATCGGATGCGCCACGCGCACCCGCGTCCCCGCCGGGTGCGCCTTCACGATTGCGTTGACCGACCGGATAACCGTCATCTGCTGGGTCGTCGATCCATCACCGGTGATGCCGGTCACCCGCATCCACTCCCCGCCCACGTCAATGATCAGGCCGCCGCCGCCATCGGTTCCCACGTCCCAGTCGGTCGGGTCCGTGGTCCATGGCATAACCCCAAGNACCCCGAGGTCGGTCGCCACCTCTATCGTCGTCTCCGTCTCATCGATGGCCACGGCTAGTACCGTGTGGTCGGTGTCGACCCGCTGGCCGCGGATGTCCACGCTGCCGTCGTCCGCCGCAACCACGCCAACCTCGAACGGCGCCGCCGGGTGATTGTTGCTGACCCACGTCCAGGTCTCATCGTCCAGCACCTCGGCGTAGCCCTGGACAATCTGGTCGACTTCGGCGAGGTCCGGGACGCCGGTCACCACCAGCCGGTCACCGGACTCCACCGCCGCCAGCTGGGCGACCAGTTCGACCTGGCCCCGCCGCAGCATCCGCGCGGGGTTGGTGCCGACCGCGGGCCAGCGGGGGTGCTCCGCGGTGCCGACGTGGACCCGCCAACCGGCCTGGCCAGCAAGTTGGGTGTCGTGCTGGACGTGCACGGTGACCTGCTGGGTCGCCTCACCGTGCACCACCTGGTGTGCCTCGTCCCTCACCGTTGCTGACCCACCGTCAGGGCGCGTGGCCCTCAACTCGTTGACCACGCCCTGATCGTCGTCGACCGGGTTGAACGGCTCGTGCACGTCACCGGCCTGGTAATCAAGTTCTACGGCAGCAGGCTGATTGGTGATCGAGCAGAGTGGACGAAACGTCAGCCCCAGCTCGTCCCGCGTCTCGTGCAGGATGCCGCAGTCCACCTCGGCGGCCTGCTCCAGCAGGTCCAACAACTTGGCCGGACGCTGTGGCCCCATCCGTTGCGTCGTCACGTCGCGGACCAAGATGCGGTCGATCGTGACCGCGCCGGATCTGTCCTCTGACAGGGCGACGATCGCAGTCGATGGGCCCGGCCGCACCGCGTCCACTAGCCACACATGCCATTCCCGCGGCTCAGCGTCACCGTCCAGCCAAACCCTCATCCGGATCACATGTCCAAGCGTCTGCACTCTGATCCAGACCAGGGTGGACAGTGGCAGGTCACCGCCGGGCCACTGTCCCTCCCGGATCCCGCCGTTGAACACAGCGAGGTTGGGGACGCCCTCGGGGTCGCCAAACATGGCCAAGGCCAGGTAGCCAACGTCGGCGTCCGGCGACAGGGAGGTGCGGGTCAACACACCCACGCTGATCCGGTCACCCGTGCATCTAGCGCGCAACAGCACGTCAAGCTCGGTCTCACCGTCCAGCTCTGGCAGCACCAGGCCGTCAATGTCGAACTGCGACAGGTTGATGATCCGCTCGGTGCTGTCGTCCACCAGCGCCGGACCCGGCCGGACCTGGATCGGCACACCTGACTCGAGCCCGACCCGAACCGCCCGGCCAGCGGCCGTCTCACCGTCCCAGCCGGTCACCGGCAGGTCCCACAGTCCATCTAGGACCTCGCCGAAAAACGCGGTGGTGGCCCCGACGCTGGCGGCCTCGGCGATCACCAGCGCATGGCCCAACCCAATCGGCTCCTTGCCGTCCGGGTCCTGAAACAGCGGCCTCGGCCGGTGGCGCGTGATCCGGCCAGCGGTCGCGGTGATGTTGGTGAACTGCTGGACGCCGCCGTTGGCTCTGATCCGCAGCAGATAGCCGCTGGCGAGTGGGGTCACCACAATGGCCACGGAGCGCCAGTTGCCGTCGTCCACCCGGCCCAGGTTGGTCGCCACGTGCGCGGCCGTGGTCGGATCGTCTTCATCGTCGGTGCCGGCGGCCACCTGGAGGATGCCTTCAGCGGACACCTGGAGCTGCCAGCGCCTCAGCCGCCCGCTGGTGTGCCACTCGGACAGCATCGCCAGGCCGGATGATGGTGGCACCCGGACCGCCATCATCAGTCCCCACGGCCCGGTCGGCGGCAGCGGAGCCACCGTGGCGGTCTCAGCCCAGCTGGACACGGTCAGCGGCGGCCATTCCGGCAGCGGCGCTGACCCCGGGCATGAACTGTCGCCGCCCCACCGCGGCGCGGACGGGAAGTTTGGAGGGGCGCCGCGCCGGTAGCGGATGGTGGTCGCACCCGCGACGACCTGCTCGGCATCGATCGTGGCCGCGCCGTCCTCGAGCGGCACGTAGCTGACCAGGTGGGGCATGGAGAGCACATGCCGCCTGATCGCGGACTCCAGCGGCCGGCTCCCCTTGCCCAGGCGGCGCAGGATGCCGACAGCCTCGATGGGCACCCACCGGGACGCGTCGGCGATCCACCGCTGTGGCAGGCTCCTGATTTCGCCAACGAAGCGCACGCGGTCCTGCTCGGCGATGCCTGGATGGTCGACGCTGAGCCGGACCGGTGTGTTGAGACCGATCTTCCCGAACAAGCTCGACACAGGGTTCCGGAACGAGAAGAATCCGTCGCGATTGTTGACGCTGAACCGACACACACCAAATTGGACGCGCTGGCCCCAGTCGCTCCGGCCGCGCTCAATGTGCACGCCGCCGTCCGGTGAGGGATGGGCGCGCAGGCGGTCTGTGTGGTCGTTCCACTGGCCGTCGTACCACAGTTCGAGCTTCAGCGGGACTGTGCTCACCGTCCCACCTCCAGCCGCACGAGATTCTGCAGCCCACCCGCGAGCTCAGCCGACCGGGCGAGCTCGCGCACGACGAAGTCGGCGCGGGCGGTCCCGTCACCACGGATCACCAGCACCGCCTGAGATGAGCTGGTGTCGCGGCCGCGCCCCGCCGGGAGCGCGAACCGGGTCTGCCCGGCCAGCACAGCGGCACGCATCGCCTCGACAGCGGCGTGCCCACCAGCAGCCTTCACCTCCTGCACCGTCCACACATGCTCGCCACGGGTAAGCATCGCCGGAACCCGATCAATACCCGGCGGCCCGTGCTCTACGGCGCCGCCAAGGGCGAACGGTGTCCGCACTGAGTCAATCGGAGCCTGGCCGGTAACGCTAAAGTGGATATTGATGAAGCGGTCGATCTCCCGTAGCCGGTCCCGCAGCATCCGCGCCCGCCGCTCCGCCTCCTCAGCCCCATGCACCTGCACACGGGCGGTGTAGTCGTCGGCGAAGTCCTTACCCGCCGCAGCGGCGTCCTTGAACGCCTTCTCGACTGCCTCAATCTGGGCCTCGGTGAGCCCGGCCGCCTCCAGGGTGGCACGCATCGCAGGAGTCAGCTTCCCGTCGAAAGAACCGCCGGTGGCGGCTGCGGCCCCCTGCAACTCCAGGGTGGCCTCGAACAGCGCGATGGCCGCATCTTTGGCTTCGCTGCTGGTCTCGCCGTGTTCCTTCAACGCACGGTCGTACGCGGACTGCGCCTGCTCAACCTGGCGCAGCGCCCGATGCAGAGCAAACACCGGGTCGGCCTGGGCGCGCATCTCGTCGTGCTGTTCCTTCATGGCCGCGGTCGCCTTCTCCACCGCGGTGGTTACCCGGTCCTGAGCTTCGGCTTGCCGGTCAAGCTGCCGGAAGTACTCAGGGAACAACAACATCAGTTGCTCTTGGCTGATGCCAGCCAGGCGGGCCTTGATGGAGATCTCCTCGAACGCCCGAGCCGCCAGGTCGGCATCGCCGCTGGAGACCATCCCCGCCAACGCCTCATCGACAGTAGTCAACTGGTCGCGGAATTCATCCAGCACATCTCCGGTGGTCTTGACCGACGAACCGATCGCGACGAAGACCCCGCCGAACTCCGGCCCGAGGCCCAAGGCCCCAAATGCGTCCTCCCACATCCCGGCCATGCCGCTCAGCTCACGCTCAAGGAAGTTCAGCTCAGTGTTCGCGGTCTTCAAGCCGTCGGCCAGATCGAAGAACATCGGGGTCAACGACTTCAGATCCCCGGTGGTGCGCCCGGTCCGGGCCAGCCGTAGTAGATCCTCGGTGGTTTCCTGCACAGTGGACTGCCACGCCTGCGTCGCCGGCTGCGCCTTGCCGAACACCGCAGTCAGCGACTCCATCGCCGTACCGAGCAGAAGGATGCCACCAACGGCCGCCGTCACGGCCGCGCCGATCGGGTGAGCGGCAGCGGCGCGCATCGCCAGACTGAACGCCAACATCGCGATCGTGGCCTGCTGCAACGGTTCAGGCAGTGCCGTGAACACGCTCACCAGACCCTCAACCGCCGGCACCAGCGGACGCAGCACGGTCGCGACCGCGCCCAGCCCGGTGGAGAACGTCCCCGCCAGCTCTATCCCCGTCTCGGCGATGATCGGTAGCAGTGGCCGCAGTGCGTTGAACAGGTCGAGCAGCAGGTCACGGAACTCCGGCGACACAGTCACCGCTGCGATAATCGCCGCGGCCAGCGGGGACACAGCCCCGGTCAGTGCACCCAATACAGGGATACCACTGAGCAGGGCCGAGGAGCCGGCGGCACCAATGGCTGCGGCCAGAGCGGCGAACCCGGGTGTGGCCTGCCCCAGCTGGCCGACCAGGCTCGACAGGTCCAGTTCGTCGATCCACCGAACCAGCGACTGCAACCGTTCCGAGATCCGCTCAAACGCTGGGTCGGCTCGGTCACGCAGAATCGCCACCAGGGGGCGTAGCTGCCGTTCAACGGCCCGCAGCATGTCGGCGAGGTCGTTGCCCCACTGCACCGCCGCCCCACCGCCGGCGGGGTCGATGAACGGGGTGACCACCACCGAGCCGATGTCCCGCANCGCACCCTTGATCCGGTCGGTCGCACCCACCCACGTGTCGCGCACATTGGCCGCCGCCCCACCGAACCGGGCGGTCATCTGCTCGGTCAGCGTCTCAAGGAACGTGGCAGCGTCCAGGGCCCCGGACGAGATCTCGTCGCGGATCTGGGCCGCGGACCGGCCGAACGCGGCACCGAGCAGCGCCGCGGCGTCGATACCCCGCGTCCCGAGCTGGTTCAGCGTCTCCGCCGTGACCGTGCCGGTGGACTGCACCTGCGCCAGGACCCGCACTATCTCCTGAATGTCCACCGCGCTACCGCCGGCAGCCGCCACCGCGTCCTGGATCGCCGACAGGGTCGGAATGATCCGCTCGGCGGCCATGCCGAACGCCAGCAGCTGCTGCTGCGCCTCGATCCACACCTGCCGCGGGAACGGCGACGTGGAGCCGAACTGACGCAGCTTGTCCATCTGCTCGTTGGCGGCCTCAACGCTTCCGAGCAATGTGGTCAGAGCCGCCCGGGAGGTTTGCTCCAATGTGTTGTATTGCACGCCGGTGGCGATGGTGGCGGCCGCCAACGCGGCCATGCTGGCAGCTGCCGCGCCAGTGGCCGCGCCGATGATCCGCCCCACGTCCCGCCCGGCCTGACCCAGCAGGTCGAGCGCCTTGCTGCTGCGCCCCGCATTCTCGGCGGCGGCTCCGACCCCCTCGGTGGCCTTAGCCGCCTCCTCCATGTTCTTGCGGAATTGGTCGACCTCGGCCCTCAGCCTGACGGTCAGAGAACGGTCAGCCATCCGGGCACCCCCCTAGCGGGCTGGTTACGGGTGCGTCACACTGGGGGCATGACGCACCTGGAGACAGAAGGCGGCACAACCCGCAGGCGGGGGCTACGGGCGGCCGAGACGAACGCGCAATACACCGTCCGGTGGCTGGCCATCTGCGCACTTATCGGAACCGTCGCGGTCGGGTTCCTGACGCTGACGCGCTCCGGCGACGGCACTGTGCTGGTGCCGGCCGGCATCGTGGCCTTCGCCGTGCTCGCGGTCACCTATGCGGTCATGGACGTGGTCCAGCGCGTCCGTAACCGCCGGGGTTAACCGACGGCCCGCTCAGCGGGTCGGGGTTGCTGCGGTGCCCGGCTGGTTGGTGATCCGGCCGCCGGGCTGCCACGGCCGTAGCTCCACCTCCGGCGGCCGCTCATCCACCGCCCACCGCTTGACCTCGGGGCGGTGCTCACGTTCGCCCTCGGCCGCCCGCTGGAGCGCCAGGCAGCCCTGACACTCAGCCTCGCGCGTCACGTACCAGCCGGCGCTGTCCGGGTTCCACGCCTCGTGCTTGGGGTGCCCGCAGCCGGGGCACCGCATGTCATCAGCCAGCACCGAGGCAGACGCCAAAACTCGATCGACGAAAGTCCACTCAGGATCGGCGCCGCGCAGGATCGTCAGCGGCGGGACGCCCCACTCGCGCGCCGTCCGGACCGCGACATCGACGTGGTGCCATCGGGGGTCGAGGAGGGCGCGCGCGACAAAGGGGCCGGCACAGCCGGGGCCTGGCTGGTCACCTCCCGAAACGCCCGGGCCAGGTCCAGCAGCGCGGAGTCGCCGAGCCGGTCACGGATCTCGCGCAGCTTCGATGCCGGAAACCCGCCCTCGGGTAGCGGCACCACCCGCCCGTCCGGGGTTTCCACCCGCACGATCGCGTCCGCGATCACATGCAGTGAGATCGTCTCCGAGTCGGTGACGCCCTGCTTGCGCAGCCGTTCGCGGATCTGCTCCCGGCGGCCCTCGGTGCGGTCCTGCACGTGCAGGACCAGGGTGGTCGACCAGATCTGCTCGACCACCTGGTCCAGCTCGTCGCGGATCTGCTGTGGCGAACGGTCACCCACACCCCGGTCCCGGGCCGGCACCCGCTTGGCGGTCTCCAGCTCGGCCTCGAGCCGGTCCACCTCGGCGAGCAGGTCCCCACGCTGGATGATCCGCGCCAGCCCGGTGATGCCGGTGGTGCCGTCGATCCATGCGTCCAGGTCAAAGTCGGCGAGCTTCGCCTCGTTCGCCTCAGTCATGTTCCCTCCCACGGGTGCCCCCGGGTGTCCATAGTGACCCGCGCCGGGCGCCACCCGGGGAGGAATCGAACGCCCGGCGCGGGAGCCAATCAGGAGTCATCGGACACAGTGGCGTCGAGGCGGAAACTCCCCTGCTGCAACAGCGGCACCGTCGCCTTCAGGTAGCCGTTGCCGGTGCCACCCTGGATCTGTGGATTGTCCACCATGAACTTGTACACCTCGATCTTCTGGCCGTCGGCGTACGGGTCGGTGGACGGCAACCCGAGCCGCCTCACGAAGTAGCCCACATCCTTATAGGCCAACTGCGACAGAACGTCGTCGCTGGCCCAGTCGCCCGTGACGTCGTCCCAGGACCGGAACAGCTCCATCCGTCCCATGTAGTTGGCGATCGTCGGGGTCTCCACGTTGGCGGTCTCGCACACCGCCCGCTCATTGGTGGTGTCGCTGCCGTCCGCCCTCACCTCGTAGGTGGTGAGCATCTGACAGGTCAGGTCGATACCCGCGTTCAGCTCGGTGATGGTGGGTGCGGCGATGTCCGCGATCCCGTCCTCACCCGGCACCCACGTCAGCCGGGTGACACCCTGGTCTACAAGCCTTGCCATATGGGTCACTCCTTCACTTCGCCCGGCGCCGGGCGCATCAATCCCCGGGTGAATCCCGCCCTATGCGGGAAGCTTCTCCGCCAACAGCGCGTACAGGTCCGTGGCGACCACCACCGGCCGCTCCTGCACCTGCTCATCCGCTTGTGGCTGCTGGGAAAACGTGTGCTCGATCTGGCCACACACCCAGCCGTCAACTTTCGGCCGGACATCCACCAACCCGTCGGCGACCCGCTCAGCCAGCCACGCCGCCATCGCCCGGTCTGGCGCCACACAGGTCACCTGCCACCGCCACGTACGCGACGACGACACACTGTCGACCGCCTCGGAGTTACGAGTGCCGCGATCAATGTAGACAGCTACGTATCGATCCGGCGGCGGGTCATGCCCCGGTCCGTCTGGCACCCGTCCATCGTAGACAGTCACGCCCGGCACGGAATCCCGCACCAGCGCCAAGATCGCCGCCGGGATCACCGTAGCGCCCTGTCGATCGCCCGCGCCAACTGCCGCTCGTAGCGCGGGATCTCAGCATCCAAAGCGGGGAACAGGTGGGCGATCGGCGCCGTCTTCGACGATCCGAACTCGACACCGCGGCCCATGCCACCCTGCGGCTTGTCAGTCTCCGGCCCAATCTCGGCCTCCACCCAGTCCGGGCCGGCCTCCACGTCGTAGCCGATGCTGCGCGGATAGTGCCGCAGGTACAGGCCACGGCTGGCCGCGAGCACGTTACGCCGGGCGTCCCGCCGGACGTTGTAGGCGCCCCGCTCGGTGACCCGCTCGACCTCCGGCATCACCTTGTCGGCCGCCTGCTCCAGGTCGCGAGCCAGCTCGCCCGCCCCCACAGCGTCCACTGTGTAACGCATCAGCCGGTCACCTCATCCACTAACAACCGCTGGGCGGTCGCCATCGACTTGTGCAGCAGCCCGGCCACGTCATAGTGCCGGCCAGTCAGGTTTGGATCCGCAACCGATGCAGTGATCTGCACCCGGTCAGCCACCCTAATCGGGCCGGCACCGACCGGGATGTGCACGTAGTACCGCTGCACGGTGAACACGTGCTCGCCGCTCTCTGGCTTGGACTCGTGCGCCTCATAGGTTTGCACCTTGCACCGGCCAGAGTAGACAGTCTCGGTCGGTGGCGGCTCCCGAAGCCCCGTCTCCGGGTCGATCGGCCCCGGCGGACCGACCACCCGCGTGACGACACACTCGTCGACCATCAGCGACTCGGCGCGACGACGACCCCGCCGAAGCGCCGCCAGTGCCCGGCTCACCGTCCTGACCCCACCACAACCGCCGACCCGCCGAACCGGGCCGCCAACCGCCTGCGAGTCGCCTCCGGTAGCTCCATCACGCCCGCCAGCCGCTCCCCAGCGCTGGTCAGGTAGCCCTCCCGGTAGTCGTCAACGCTGACGTACGCCAGGTCGGAGCGGGTCTCGTAGCCGTCCTCCAGCCGCGCCAGGGCCGCGCCGACCATCGCGCACACCAGGTCCACAATGTCCGCCGGTACCGGGTCCAACCCGCCGGTGACCGTGGCGGTGATCTCGGCCGGTTCGCAGCCGTTCCACCACCCGCGGGCCCGCCACAACCGGCCGCCGACCAGCCGCCACTCGCCGTCGGCGAGCTCCACGCCGTCCAGCTTCACGCCCGTTACTGACACCACCGGCTGGATCGGCACAGTCAGCCACTGGTCGGGCCGGCCGGGAATGGCGATCGTCCACGTGCCGCGAGAGATGGGCGACCCGGCGGCGTCACGGACCGAGCTGGAGGCGGCGCCGAGCAGCGTTGACAGCACCTCGCTGCTGTCGTGCTCGATCTCGCGAGCTTGCAGATCGGCCAAGGTCGCCAGCGGATCCACTGTCCACCTCCATCAGGAACTCGGCATGCAGCTTCCCGCCGTGCCCGCGCAGATCCTCCGGCAGCACCCAATGTGCGAACCGGCGCTCCAGGTCGCTGATACCCTCCGCCGCAGCCCGGTCGACCAGGTCGGCCAACTGGTCGGGGCTGTCAGCGTGCCAGCCGGCCCGCCGTTCGTACACGTCGTGTTCGAGCAGCCTGCCGCCAGCACGGGTCAGGTTGCGGTGTGCAGTCAGCCAGCGAGGGAACACCACCGGCAGCCCGAGCGCCCACGATTCGTAGATGGTGCTGCCGCCGTCGGCGATGACCACGTCCGCGCCGACGTACTGGGCGAACGTGGCCTGCCGGCCTGGGCNAGTGNCGNGGGTGNGGCGCCTCCATCACTAGGTGCCGGTCCGGGTCGAGCAGCCGCAGGATCGTGTCCCGGTGCCACCAGGTAGTCGCCTGAGCGCCTGGGGCGTCGCGCCTGCCCTCTGGGAAGCGTTCGGACCCGCCGCCGTGGGTGGGGGCCCACAGGACGCGGATGCGGCCGTCCCGCTCCGGCCACGGCGACGCGACCTCGCCGGCGAAAATCGGGTCCAACTTCGGGTAGCCGAGCACCCGCACCCTGCGAGGGTCGAGCCCGTCGGCGATCGCCCGGTCGGCCAGCGCCGGACCCGGGTACACGGTGAAGTTGTAATGGACGGCACGCCACGCCGACCGGTAGTTCTTGTCCGCGATCCCATGCGAGATCATCACGGACACTTTCACGTCGCGTTGCGCGTTGCGCCGGTAGGTGGACCAATGGTTCATCAGCGCGCATGTCGCGCCCGGCACTGGCTGACGCATGATCCGCGCGTCTTTCGGCAGATGGCGGAGTATCGGTGTCAGGTACCGGTCGCCCTGCCCACCGGGGACCAGCCGGTCCCGCTCATAGTCCCAACTGGTGTCGTTGGCGCACAGGACGATCACAGCAGGATGTTCCTTCCTCCCAGCTGGTCGCGCCACGAGTTTGCTGAGTTGTGCGCGATAAATGTCTCCGGCCCGATCTCGGCATGAGAACAGATCAGCCTCCGAGGCATCTGCTGGATGCCGCGCCGGGCGCCCTTATCGACCTGGTAGACGGTCGGATCATGCGGCAACACCCGGTTGATGTAGCCGGCCGCGAATACCTTGTGGATCGACACCGGCTTTCGCTGGGCTCGTAGCCGCTTGTAGTGCTGTCGGATACCGCCGGCAAGCTTCACAAACGCAGGATGCCCGGGCGTACACGCCATGGTGCCCGGCCCGAACTTCCCACGGTTACCGGTCATCGCTAGCGCCTGATGCCCGGCGACCAAATCGTCAATCGGTCGGAGGCACCATGAGTCCGCGTCGCTGTACAACCCGCCCAGCCGAGCAAGCAGTTCAAGCCGGACGATATCTGACTTGATCGACCACACCGGAATCCGGTCGTATACGTCTCGGTTCTCAAGCCCAAACCCATCAATGTCGCGGTCAGTCCAAAGGCGAACTTCCCAGTCCGGATTGAGCCGACCCCAGGTAGCCAGATAGTCGGCGTAGGGGAACGGTTTCGGCCCGATCCACACGACATGAATCAGCCGCGGGATGAGTACTTGATCAGACACGGTGGGTCCACTTTCCAGCGCCAACCAGGGTTCGGGACGCGCCAGTCCGGGCCGTAGTGAAGCTCCAGGTACCGCTCTGGTGGCGACGGCATAAGAACACGCCGGCCGCACAGCTCAACAGGATGAAGCTTCTGAAACAGCTCCATCGGGAAGCAGTACCCGATCTGCGCCTTGCGCCCGAGCGGGTAGACCACCGTGCTTCCGTGTATCTCGTGTAGATGGATACCGACCGGAACTGTCCCGTCGACCAGCGTTCCCGGCTGGCCGTGGTTCGGCAACGAGAACTTACCGAGCTGGCGAAGTACCCTGATCGCCTTCCGGCGATCGGTCGCCCACATACCCAGATCGATGTCTGAGTCTCCGGGGATGAAGTCGCCCGACCGGTAAGCTCCCAGCGCGGTTCCGTCCGCTAGCCACCACACAGCACCGGTCGAGTTCATCGCCTCCACCACGCGCGGCCAGACCTTCTGCTTTTGCTCCAGTGTGGAGCAGACCCTAGCCATGCTGAGCCCTTTTGTGCGCAGCCAGACCGGCGGCCGACTTGGCCGNCCTGCCGCATTCTCCGCACACGTGCGCGGCATCATCGACCGGCGGTGGCGGGGGCGGGCCCTGCTCGGTTGCAGGCTGGCGCGCTCCTACGCGGCGCACGCTGCCATCGGCGAGCAGGGCCCGCGCCAAGGGATCCGGCAGGTCCATGACCACACCGGACCGTCCCACCACGCGCATCAGCTGGTCGCCTCGCTGTACACCTGCACACCCAGCTGGTAGTTGGCGACGGTGAGCACCTTGGCGCCGTAGACGTGCAGGCCCCGGATGCGGTCGGCGAACTTGGTGTGCGACCGCATGCCTTCCACCTGGTCGATCTGCGACACGTAGGCCACCGCCGGCTGCCAAAAGAAGACAGCCTGCGGCGCGTCCTGTTCCGGAAGCAGGTTCGAGGTCACGATGGTGAACTGCATGTAGCGGCCCAGGACGGCCTCCCTGAAGCCGGCCGGCGAGCCGCTGGTGTCCACACTGGTCAGCTTCGCGTCGGCGGACAGCAAAGCCGCCTCGAACTCGGCGTTGATGACAGCGAACCGGTTCCCGGACGGGATGTTGGCCTTGTTCAGCGCCTTACGCGCATCCCGAAGCACAGTGTGTGCCGCGTCGCCCGGGTTGGTGGCGCCGAGAACGTCGGTGATGCTGGTGGCCAGTGGGGTGCCACCGCCGACCATCTGCGCAGCAATGTACGCGTCAGCATCGTTCGCCAGCGCACGACCTGCGGCCGTGGTCCACGCCTCGAAGCTGCCCGCAGCCTGTACCCGGTCGATGTCGTCGACGTGGAAGTCGAAAGCCTTCTCCTGATTGATGAGCAGGCTGTCGCCGTCGTCCGACAGATCCTCGGCCGACGTGGTACGCGGGATGCCGGCCTCACCGGTGGCGTAGTCCTTGACGGTAGGCACGATCACACCGGTGATGTTCACTTGGTTCCCGCGTCGTGCGTCACCCTCGTATTCGCGGTTGACGATAGGAGCGATGACCGCTTGCTCCTGCAAAGCCTGGGCAACCGCCGCAGACCAGATTTCCGGAATGAAGTTAGTGATTGCCATCTCTGGCTTCTCCCTTTCTCGCGGGCCGCGACCCGCGAGGGGTCACGACTCTACTTGCCCATGAGCCGGTCAAGCCGGCCCTCTCGACGCGCCTTCTCGATCTGCGCATACGTCATGCCCTTGAGGTCTTCGCGGGTCAGCTGAGCCTTATCAGGCTTCTTGCCTCGTCCGCTGTCGAAACTTCCGCCACTGCCCTTTGTGGCCAGTAGCCACGGCTTCGACTCGCCCAGCTCCTCCAGGGCCTCGTTGATGGCGTCCATGTCGACCTTGCCGCCGTCGATGAAGTCGTCCACGTCATGCCGCCGCAGCAGCAGCGCGGCGGCATCCTCGGCGTCGACGAACCGGCGACCAGCGCGGGCCTCGATCTTATCCAGCACCCGCTCCCGCAGCATCTCCGCGCGGGCCTCCTCGGCGGCCTTCCGGCGGATCTCCTCCAGGTCCGGCTTGTCGCCATCGTCAGACTTCTTGACGGCCTCGGCCAGCTTGCGCTCCAGCTCCTTGCGAGCCTCACGCTCCGCCTTGTAGCGGGCCTTCATCGCATCCAGCGCCCTTTTGCCCGGGTCCCCGAGCTTGTCGGCGCCCTCCGGGTCATCCGGGGTATCGGTCGAATCCTCGACCGTCTCCTCGGCCTCGATCTCTTCCAACATGTCCTCTCCTTGCGAGAGTGGTATCTGACCACATTGCGCGGTCAAACGATATAGCCAAACCGCCTAAGTAGACGGATGGCTTCGTCCCGCGAGGAAGCCTCGCGGTAAATCTGCTCGGGCATCAGCCGGGTCGGGAGGCCAATACCGCGGCGGGTGGTGGCCTCACGGGTCAACCGCAGCCCGCCCGCGGTGAACATGCCACGCCTCGCGTTGACCACCCGGGACATGTCGGCACCGTCCCTAATGGCCTGCGCCGCGGCCTTGCCAAAAATCCGGTCCTGCTCAGCCTCACTGAGCGAATTGAAGTACGCCCGTGGGTCGGTGCGCAGATCGTCGGCCGTGTCCTCGACAGCCGGGACATGGATGCAATCACACTGAGGGTGCCGCTGGAATCCTGCGCTGTAGCGGTACCAGCGCCCCGCCAGGATCAAGCACCGGGAGCACGACGGCGGGTTGAGCATCCGCACATAGCCGACACGCGGCCGGGCGGCGATCTCCACCCCGGTGGCCACCCTGCCGGCATCGGCCACCTGCGTGGCTACAATCCGCTCCAGGCTCGCACGCCCGGCCCGCATAGCCTGCGACACCGGCACGCCATCAGCCGACAGCTGCTTGACCCGCCGCACCGGAGCCAACAGCAGCGACTCCAGCGGCCGACCGTCCGAAGCGGACCCCACCAGCGACATCGGCAGCAGCTCGCCCACCGGCGCCAAGTCAAGCCCCTGCTCACGAAGCGCCTCGTCCACATACGACGACGCTGACGTGGCCGCAGCCTGCTGCGACGCCAACAGAATCGGCAGCATCCGAGCCAGGTAGCGGGGCGTGGTCGCATCCAGGGCATGCTGGTCAAGCAGCCGCCACGCACCTCGGGCCGAGACAACCGCGCGGGCGCTAAGCCGCTGCATCCGGCGGTACTGGCGTATCGCCGCGTCCAGCCGCAGCATCGGCCACCTCCCGCATCAGCCGGTCGCCCAGCGGGTCGGCTTGCTCCTGCTCGACCATCTCCATCAGCCGGTCCACCTCGGCCGGATCAAGGCCATCCTGCTCGGCGATCCACTGCAGCGGGTAGCCTATCTGCCGCTTCTTCAGCAGCGCGTCGGCCAGCTGCGCCTCGCTGCGGTATTGGATGTTCGACCACAGTAGAGTCGCCCACTGTGCCTGGTCAGCCTTCTCGCGCTCACCCAGCGCCAGCGCGATCAGCCGGAACAGCCTCCGAAGTGGAGCCTTGACAAAGGTAATCCGCTCCCGCGTCTTGGACACCAACCCAGCCTCGGCGATCGTCAAGCTCTCGGCCGCCGTGTTGACCATCCTGGCCACCAGGTAATGCGGCGGGGTCCGAGTCTGCGCGGCGATGTGTTCCACCGCATGCTCGATCACCTTGCTGAATGCGTCCAAATTGGCCGCTGACCACTCGTCGAACGTGACACCCTGGCCGGGCACCCACAGAACCCGATCCTTGACCAGTGTGTCCAGGTCGAGCGGGCGGGTCATGCCTGTCTCTTGCCCATCCTTGTCCAAGATGGGCACTCTGGGTGCATCAGCGCCGCCCACCAACCGCGTAGGCAGACTGGCATAGTCCAAAGCGTTGAGCAGGTACGCCCACACCAGGTTGATAGCGTCCTGCATGGACATCACGCCACTGATGTCGCTGATCGGCACGTCGTCCAGCAGGGTCTGGTTACGCAGCTCGATCATCGGCACTTCGCCCAACGGGTTGGTGATCGGCCAGGTCTCGCCCGCGACCTCACGCGGCTCCCATCCACCACCCGGGCTCGGGAGCTTCTTATTCCACGCATCCGGCGTCCGCGACCGCTGCCACTTCCACACCTCGTCAGACGTGTAAAGCGTGGCGTAGTCGTGCTTGTCGTCGATCCAGGACACCAAGCCGGCCCGGATGTCGCCAGTCACCGGATCGCGGTCCACAATAGCCTGAGACGGACTCTCCCACGTCACCCGCGGGCTTTCGCCCGGGTGCACCAGCGCATAAGACCAGCCGGCGGACATCATCACCGCAACCGCCTCGGCAAAACCACGGTCGCAATCGGTGCCATCCCATACGCGCGCAAGCTGGGTATCAGCCCTGCGCTCCTCGCCCAGTCGCACGCCAACGAGCGTCATCCGCTCAGCCGGGGCCTCAATCACCGGACGGCACCAGTTGTCGGCGAACCCACGGAACCGGTCGCCGAAGTAGCGGGCGAACTCGTCGGTGGCGAACTTCAGCCTGCCCAGGTCGCCCTTGAAGTAGGCGAGCCGCTCGTCCACAGTAGGGCGACGACTGGTCAGCTCCTGCGACAGGCGCTCGGTGAGCTGCTGTGCCTCACTCGGCTCCATGCTCACCTCCTAGTCGAGGATGCCGTGTAGACCACACCGGATGTGGGGCGTTCGCGCCGCACGTAGCCATCCATCCCGGTCACCATCGCCGAGATCCCATCGATCCGGGCTTGCGACTTCTGACGCTCCGGCTTCACCAGGCGGAGATTGTCCTGTCCGTCGTCCTTCGCCTCGACCACCGAGGCCATCCACCGCGCCACCGGGTTCCCGCCATGGCGGATCCGACCAGTGGCGCCCTGCTGGTCGGAGACCCCCAATAGCCGCTGAAGCTCCTTGATGGCCGGCGACTGGCCAAGGAACGTCTGCGCCACCGGCACCACCTGCACGCCCCGCAGCGCCGCGTCCACCTCCTGCACCATCTGGCCAGCGAACATGCGGTCGTAGCTGATTCGCTGCATGTCCACCTTGGCGCAGTCGAGGATCACATCCTCCTGGATCGCCTGGTAGTCGATGACGTTGCCCTCGGTGGCCTTCACCCAGCCCTGCTCGATCCAGCGTCTCAGCGGCACCTGGAGGTGACGCTCCAGCTCCTCCACGCGATCGCCCGGCACGTAGAAGCGCCAGAACATCTCCAGCTCGACCCCGGGCTGCTTGGACTCCACGCCCATCCACCAGGCCGACAGGTCCGACACCGCCGACAGGTCCAGGCCGCCCCATGCCCGCGCCCCGCGCAGCTTCGCAAGGTCGACCGGGCCGCCGCAGGCGTCCCACTGGCGAAGGTCGATCAGTCGCGTGGTCGACCGCATCCGCCGGTTCAGGTGCAGTCGACAGAACGTCGGGAAGTAGCTCGGCGTGGTCCGAGCCTTGTTGGCCTCCTTGACCAGATAGGACAGCGACGGCGACACCCCGAGTCCAGGGTTGGCCTTGCGCCACGTCTCCTCGACGAATGGGTCGTCCCGCTCGTCGGCTGCCCAGATCACACCGTAGTGCGACGGGTCGTCAACGATCGACTCGGCAACCTTGCGCGTGTACGAGTGCTTCTCGTCGTAGATCGAGCCCTCGGTAGCCTCGTCCGCCGTAGTGATGAAGATAATCAGCGGCTGCGTACGGGCACCCGTGCCGGTCTCGATCGCGTCGATCAGGTGCCGACTCTTGTGGACGTGCACCTCGTCGATGACCGCACCGGACACGTTCAGCCCGTGCGCCGCCTCGGCGATCTTCGACAGCGCCCGGAAGATCCCGCCCGTCCGGGTAGTGATCACATCCTTCAGCGCCCGCACCCTGCCACGGGCTGCCTTGGACGTGAGACACATCCGCTTGGCGTCCTCAAACACCCGCCCGGCCTGCAACCGGTCGCCGGCCGCGGCGTACACCTCGGCGCCGACCTCGCCATCGGCCAGCAGCAACACGTTCGCCAGGCCGGAAGAGATTGTGGACTTGCCGTTCTTGCGCGGCACCTCGACCCATGCCGTCCGGATCACCCGGACAACCGCGTCGACCTCCTCGTCGTAGACCACCCAGCCGAACACCGGCGCGATGATCCATACGACCTGCCACGGCGCCAAGCCCTGGCCGAGCCGCAGCGGCAGCCCCGCCCACCGGCCCTTGGTGTGCTTGAACGCCGCCAAGGCCCGCAGCACCCGCCGCACCCGCTCGACGTCGAAGTAGGCGCCCGGCACTCGGTCGGCCTGGAACGCCGACACCAGTGGGCGCGCCATCTCCGCCTCGACGACCTGCTCCTCGGTGAGCCCGAGTCGCAGCAGCGCGTCGCGCGGGACCGGCAGATCAGTCGAAGGGGTCGTCTCCGCCATCGTCGCCCTCCGGCGGCTTGATGCCCACCCGAGCCGACGGCGACAGCCCGAACTCCCGCAGATAGATCTTGTACTGGGCCCGGTACTGGCTGACGATCGTCGTTGCGCCGTTCTTCTGCCAGCCGCGCTCACCCTGCATCAGCAGCCCGTTGCGGGACAGCTCACGTTCACACTGGTCGATCCGGGCCACACAGACGCAATAGTCGTGCAGCGCCGCCGCATCGACCGCGGCCAGCCCGGCCGTGTGCCTCAGCACTGGCACCACCCGGCGCCACTCCCGGCTGGCGACCTCGCGGGCTCGGCGGTTGGCCGCCGCCAGCTCCTTGTCCCGCGACGCGGGGAAAGTCTCTAGCCAGTCCGGCTCCTCCAGCTCGGCCGGCGGCAGTTTCAGCCCCTGCTCGATCGGTCGATGGCCGGGGTTGCCCTCGCGCACGACCTGGAGGTACGGCTTCTTGCGGATCGGGTCAGCCATAGCCACCCCCCAGGTCAGAACAGTGCACCTTGACTCCAAGCATCACGCTTGAGTGAGTTGCACAGAAAGTGCGCGCATTGCACATTCCAGGGAGCGTGAACGCCTCCGTTTTCAGGGCCGGCAGCGAGCGGGATGATGTGGTCGAGCGTCGGCGCATTCGGGTCGGGAGCCTCAGCTTCCCGCTTGACACGCTTGCCGCACAGTTTGCACGTCCACCGGTCCCGCTCGAAGATCCGCCGCGGGCTAACCGGCGCCACGAACGCATCCTGCCTCATCGCCCGCCGGCGAGACTTCCCCGACGCGCGGCGGCACCTGACGGAGCAATACCTAGAGGCAGTGTCGATCGAGGCCGCCGGTGCGACGAAGTAGGTTCCGCAGTGCGCACAGTCGCCCGCGATGAGGAGCTTCCACCACTCCGACCGACGTTCCGCCTGCCGCTGGGGGCGGGGCTCGCGACCACCTGGGCGAAGGATCAGTTCCTTGCCGGGCGGGGCCGGCCGCCGGGCGCGGACTTCCTTGAACTGCTCAGCGGTGCGACAGGCCAGAGAACAGTACTGGCGAGGTCGCCTCCGGTCGGGGCGCTTCATGCACGGCGCGCCACAGCGGTAGCAGGAGATCTCGACCTTCGCCGGATAGCGCCTCTGTCCCAGGTGGAGCTGGTTGTAGTGCGTCGAGCAGAAGCCCCGGGCGCGGTGCGGCCTCGCGCATCCGCCAATGGTGCATTCCTTCATGCAGTTGTCCTCTGGAAATGCGAGAGCCCCCAACTCCAGAGCGATCGGGGGCCCTCTAGCCCCGGTGATCAGCCGGGGTTGCCATCAGGATGTCACTACGCGCAAAGTCGATCAGTTGCGGGGCCAGGCGT